TTATTTAATATTTGATAGTCGTATTTGGTCTAAACAAAAAGGCGATAGAAAATATACTGGCTCTAATAAACACATAAAACATTTACACATATCTATTAAAGATGAATGTGGTAATGACGCATCACCATGGTTTAAATGGATGGAACAACCAAATAAGAAGTAGGAGATAAAGCGTGGCAACAACCAACAAATATCTTAAAGGTGATTTGCCTATTGCAATTAGCGTTAACATCCCTACTGCGTTGGTTAGATACCAACGTGAGGATTTCGCTGCTAGTTATGCTATAGGTAATACTCCTTGGCTTTCTGCTGCTTCCGATAATAATAAAATTTCTAGAATTACTACGACATACCAGAAGGAACGTATTGACCAGAGCGCAACTGCTGGTGAGCAGTCGCTATCTAACTGGTGGTTAAGATCTGCAACCTCATGGCATCATGGTGCAGGCGAAAGATTCTATGACGCAGAGTCATCTGATCTATTTAGATTCTATGAATCAAACAACGTAGATCCTTGGACTCTTGGCGAGCTTTCATTATTGCCAGCAACCACACAATTAAGTACAGCAGCAGCATCTTACCCAGCAACTGTATCAGGTGGCACATTTTTTATATCAGGTGGTAACGTAAGTTTTTACAATGGTAGTACAACTACATCCACATCTTTGGCTACATCTACAACCGCACAGGTATTAACATCAGATGGAACCTTTGCAATTGTTGGAGCTAACAATGGTATATATCAAGTAAGCACAGCGTTGGCTGTAACTAAATTATATAGCAAGCCATCGGCAGTAACAACACAAACAGTTCAAGCAATTGCCTATGTTAAAGATAGAATTATTGCTGGAGTTATGCATGACTCTGCTGATGTACATGTATATGAATTAGGTAGGAACCCAACTTCTCCTCCTAATACAATGGCAAGTGGTGATATTAGATACACGTTTGCAAATACATCTTTAACTTTTAATTCAATTAGTGAACTGCCTGGATCTATTATTGTTGGCTATACACAAGGTGCCGTATCAAGAATCCAATCTTATACAATGAATGCTACCTCTGCAGTAGCTGCAATTAACGACCCTGTCGTTATTGCAGAGTTACCTAGGGGTGAATCTTTAAAGCAGGTTAGAGTTTACTTAAATGAGTTTGTTGTTCTTGCTACATCTAAAGGTATTCGTGTAGGTACAGTTGGAACAGATGGTACATCATTTACATATGGACCTCTTAATGTTACTGGTAATGTATCTGACTTAGCCTTTGACCAGTCTTATGTATACGGAACTAGATCTGAAACCGTATCTGGGTCTACTGGATTGTGGCGAATTAACCTAGGTCAAGCCGTAGGTAATGGCTATGCCTATGCATCTGATTTAGTTATTGATAGCAGTTCACCTAACGGTGTTGCATTTATTGGTACAACAGGACAAAAACTTATTACATCATCTACTGGTGTGTGGATTGAATCTGCTACAGTTAAAGCAACATCTGGTTATTTAAAGTCTGGCTGGATTAGATGGGGTACTAGTGAAAGAAAACAACCAGTATCTTTATTGATTAACTCTGAGGCAGACACTGGCGGTACATTAGGTTTTACTGTAGAAGACCAAGATGATCAACTTATAACTATTGGTTCAACTCCCCTTGGTATGAGCACTGAGATTACATTAGCTGGCTATGTCCAACCATCAGATCACTTTGAAATTACATTTAACTTTACTAGAGATTCATCTGATACTACTAAGTCACCTAAATTAGAAGAGTGGCAGATACGTGCATTACCTGCACCACAAAGATCTAGAACATTAACTGTTCCATTACTTTGTTATGAAGAGGAGCGAGACCCCAATGGCAATACCAGAATCTCAATACCGTGGGAACGGATTAGTTATTTGGAACGCATTGAACAAAATGGAGGAGCAGTACTCTACCAAGACTTTTCTAATGGAGAAGAAAGAATCTGTGTTATCCGTGCTATTCAATTTGAGCAAGCAGCACCTCCCACTTTTGCGAGTGGGTTCGGAGGAATAGTTACTATTCAGTTACAGACTATTGATACCGAACAAATTATTTCTTAATGGATACAAATAAATTATTGACACTTGTTGGACCAGATGAAAGAAGTGAGCTAGTTACGAAGGTTCGTATAGCTCTTAATGTTGCTGGCGATGATGTGCTTGATGCTCCCCTACAGGAAATGTTAAAAGGGTTGCAGCGTCGTATTGACATCCCAGCAGTCGGGTGCATCAATATAGCCACGCTAGATGCGCTCGCAGTTGCTCCACCTGAATGGTAGGGCTAAGAAGAGAGGGGGATCTTAATTGATCCCCCTCTTTTTTTGTTTCCTATTATCTTTCACGGCTCGCCTGAGCGAGCCTTTCCCACCCACCACCCTTTTACTTTATCAGATCTTTGGTATAAATGTGATTCGTGTCGCTACCAAAGAATGTCAGTTGGTTAGATTACTATTCGACTATGAACGAACTTCCTCCTCATAGATCTTATAGCCAGTTATCTACATGGCAGTCCTGTCCACAGAAATATTATCTTAGCAAAATAGCTATGGTTCCAGAGAAACCTGCGGTGTACCTTGCTGCTGGTTCGGCTGTCCACTCCATGCTGGAGTGGTTAAACCATGAGTTCTATAAGAAGCAACTTGGCAATTGACCAGCGTGGTATACCAAGCAATGAGTGTATCAACTGTGGTTCGGACATACAGGTCATTAGGGCAATCTTTAAAGATTACGAACTGGTCATGTGGTTTCTTGATTCCTTCTGCGCTAACTGTGGTTCTCCTATGACCGCCCCAACACCAGCCGATCACCCTGAGTACAAAGGAGAGACTGATGACTTCCTTTGATTTGACACAGAAGTGGCTTGAGGTATTTAATGATGCCGTCAAGGAGACCGAAGACAAGACAGGTATTCCCTCGACAGAGTGGAAGACGGCTGGACGCAAGACCACCTTGCGCCCAGACGGAGAAGATCTATCGTTTTGGCAAAGCGATGGACTCAAGCAGGTAGAGGCGTATCAGAAATGGTATGAGTCTTCTGGTTGGCAAATTGCTACGATGCCAGATGGTCGTCCTGGAATTGAATGGTCAGCAGATGTTCACTTCGGGGGAACACCAGTTCGATTTATTGTTGATGCGATCTACCAAGTAGGGGAAGACTTGGTAATCGTTGACTACAAGACAGGTTCTAGGACACCATTCGGTATGATTCAAGCAGGCTTATATGCTGCTGGTATTGAAAAAGCTTATGGCATTCGCCCCAAGTGGGGAGCATTCTTTATGACAAGATCAGGTTCGCTTGACGATCTAATAGATTTGTCGCACCTAACAATAGAATATTTTGATTATGTATTTGGCGCAATGAACCATTCAGTATTACAAGGATGGTTCCCACCATCCGTTGGCGACTCATGTCGCATGTGTTCATTCCAATCCCAATGCCCAGCCATGGGTAGTAAAAGTTTCCCATTGAAAATACCAACAACAAAGGGAAAGAAAGGATGAACATAGATGACTGAGTCTAAGTTCTCATATACAGGTAAGCTAAACAGTACTGACCTATTCACCGTCCGAGGTGACAGTGCTGCTGAGTTTGCTACTAACATGCAGGCTGCAGTTGAAGCAATCAAAGCAGCAACTGAACTACAGATCGCCCTTGGTGGTCGTGGTGGCATGACATCAATGGATAAATCAATGCAAGTACTAACTGCTAGTGGATTAAATCCAACTGTAGTTCCTGCTGGTATTGAAGTAATCAAAGATAGATACGACAATGAATGGACATATGGTCACCCAGATGCACCTGATCTACCAGATGGTAGAGGTAAGTACGCTAAGAAGAAGGGCGTATCGAAAGCAGGCAAGTCTTACATAGGTTGGTTTGATCCAGCTAAGGGACCAAAGCCATTTACTGTTGGCGCAGTAGAAGCAGAAACAATCTGGACTAAGTAATCCATGCGTACCTTATTGCAAGTAGTAGGAGTCGAATCTCCAGCAGGGCATGCCCTTCCTGAGATTCTTCCTCAACTCACCAGCAATCAAGTTGTATTCCGTCAGGCACAATTACACTTGGTTGCAGCGCAACCAGGTGGTGGTAAAACCATGCTTGCTTTATGGTACGCAATTACATCTAAGACTCCAGCATTATATTTTTCAGCAGACTCTGATTCAAGAACGATAGCCCTTCGTGCTGGTGCAATCCTAATGAATAAATCAGTAACTGATATGGAGAAGATGATGGACTCTGATGCATCTGTCTTATTGGAAGATGCACTGGCTGATGGTGCTTCACATGTTCGTTTTAGTTTTGACCCCTCTCCTTCTTTACAAGATATTGAAGAAGAGATTGAAGCTTGGATTGAACTGCACGGTGCTCCACCATCAGCAATCTATATAGATAACTTAATGAATGTTGCTGCGGTTAGCGACAATGAATGGACAGCATTGCGTGATGCAATGTCTGCGTTCCACTACATGGCTAGAGAATATGAATCAGCATTCATAGTGCTACACCATGTATCTGAAAATGAGAAGATGTCTAAGCCTAACTACCCAGCCCCACGTAAAGCTTTAATGGGTAAGGTCTCCGCCTTACCTGAACTAGTACTGAGCGTAGCGTTAGATGCTGTAGCCAATGCTTATAGAGTTGCTGTTGTAAAGAATCGCCATGGTAAGGCAGATCCAACGGCAGAAAATTATATAACTTTATCTGTTGAACCAAGTCATATGAGTTTATATAACTCTCCCACAGAATTAAACAGGGCAAGGACTTTGCGACAATGGAAGTAGAACTAACTGAAGATGAGATTATAGATTCACTTAGGTTTATCCACAGGGTAAGACAGAACAAGAAAGAGTTTGATGTTACGGATCGTAAGTTTGATAAAAATAATTCCTCGTATTCCGTTAATCTTATGGGTAGGCTGGGTGAGGTGGCATGTTCTAGGGTCCTTGGGATACCGACGGATAAAACGATTACGCCTGGCGGTGATAACGGACACGACCTCATATCAGTATTGGGTAAATCTATACAGGTTAAGACGTCAACATTATCGCAATTAATATTTAATGCACCAGAATTATTTATATCTGATGTGGCTGTACTTGTAAAATTTTCTGGGGATAAACAACTTCCACATGTGGATAGTTTGTTTGATGTAATTGGTTGGACAACACGAGAAAACTTCCTTGCTAATCATTACTTACATGACTACGGTTATGGCACTCGGTTAGTAATGGATGCTAACCAACTACAACCGATAGAGGTACTCATCAATGAAATATCCAGACTTCACTAGTGCAACTTGCAGAGGAATTGGTTTAGAGTTTTTCTTTCAAGAGCACAACAATGCTACAAGTAGTGAAGAACGGAAAGCCAAATCAATATGTAAGGAGTGTCCAGTAATGCAAGCTTGTTTAGAATGGGGTCTTGCCCATGAGTCACATGGTATATGGGGTGGCACTTCTCCAAGAGAGAGAATGCGAATCAGAAAAAAACTTGGTATAGAAGTTAAACAAATATTGGTAAGTCATTATGTCAACACCAAGTAAACGCAAAGGCTCGCAGTATGAGCGTGATGTATCCAAGTGGTTAGTTGCTAATGGTTTCCCTTGTGCTGAGCGGGCGTATGGTGCAGGTAGGCACGACGACGTCGGCGATATTGATGGCATAGATGGTGTTGTAGTAGAATGTAAGAATGAAAAGAAGATAGATTTGTCTGGGTATATGAAAGAGTTAGACAATGAAATGACTCATGCAGATGCCGAGACTGGAGTGGTACTAGTAAAGAAACGTGGCACAACAAATGTCTCAGAGTCGTATGCAGTAATGCCAGCGCAACTCTGGGTCGATCTGCTTAAACAGGCAGGTTACAATGGACATAGATAACAAGGTGACAGTTAGTTATCAAATGAAAAGAGGTAACTATGCGGTTGATTGCAATGACCGTAACAACGGTGATGCTTCTATTGATATCACCAGCAAGAGCGGACTCTCCGTTAATGACCTTGGAACATCGTATATCTACGCTGGACAAGGAAGAGGCGTTGGAGTTGGCTCTAACTACAGTAACGACAAACAAGAAAGAAGCTGCTTGTGCGAAGAAGATTGCGTACAAGGAGAGCCGTTACAACATCGACTCGTACAACAAATCGAGTGGAGCACGTGGAGTTTGGCAGTTACTCTGGGGAAAACCAGAGTGGTCAATACTCAAACAAACATCAGAAGCACACAAGTATGTGCTTCATCGGTACGGAACTTGGTGCAAGGCGTTCGAGTTCCATCAAGAAAGGAATTGGTATTAAATGAATCAACCTGAATTTCTTGAAGCAGTCTTTAATCATTATGGTTTAACCTTGCCACAAGGAGAGAAGTCTATTCTCTGTCCAGTGCATGATGATTCTCGTAAGTCTGCTTCAGTTAATTCAGACAAGGGTGTCTGGGTATGTTATGCATGTAACAGTAGTGGTTCTGGTATTCACATAATCATGGCTCGTGAGAAGCTAACATACTCAGAGGCTCGTAAGTGGGCAGAAAAAAATATAGGATCAGAAAAGAGTAAAGAGTTTGCCACGCCTATGCGTGGCAGAAGACGAACCAATGGTCGGTGGATACCGCCAAGATTGCGGAAGTAATGACAACCATCATTGGTATACAAAAGAATGATCATTGCGTTATAGCAGCCGACTCTCGTACAACTACAGAAAAGGGCAGACCATACTCTCATCCTATTATTACAAAGATTACTAAGCGTGGTAAGTATGTAATTGCAGGAGCTGGCACAACCATGCCATGCGATACCATCCAACATATCTGGAAACCACCAGCACTACCACCTTCAATTAAAGATCCATATCATTTTATGATTACAGATATAGTTCCTAGTATGCGTGAGTGTTTGAAAGAAAATGGTTGGGTAGCAGATGAAAAGTCAGATGACTATGAGTTTTTATTTTTAATTGCAGTTAATGGAACTATCTATGAAATAGATGATACCTTCTCGGTATTCTTGCGTGATGATGGTGTGTATGGAATAGGATCAGGATCTTCTTATGCAGTAGGTGCGTTACAACAAGGCGCAACTTGGCGTAAGGCGTTGCAGATAGCAGCGAGGAATGATGTGTATACTGCACCTCCATTCTTAATGCACAGACAGGAGAAGAGGTAGTGGGAAGACTTAGTTTATATGTAGGGTTTAATCGTATTTATTGTTGGGGTCTTGGTATTACTTACCACACTATGACTTCAGTATATGAAGATTTAGATTCACTTGATCTAGTTGAATATATAGATGCCAGAGTAATGCGTTTTGATTTCTTAATATTTTATATTAACTTTACCTTATGGGCGAAGCAGGAGTGGGATGAGAATTAATCCAAAGCTAATTGAACTATGGACTAGAGCAGCCAAGCAATACCACGAGAGCCTTGCTGGTTCACCAGCAGAGGCTTACTTAAAAGAGCGTGGGATTCTTGATGGTGCTAGTCGGTTCATGCTTGGATATGTAGCAGAGGTAGCACCTGGGCATGAAGATAGAATCAAGAATCATTTATCTATTCCATATATAACTGAGGCTGGGGTAGTTGGATTTAAGTTCCGTCGTATTGACGGAGGAGATCCCAAGTACATGATACCTACTGGTCAGAAGCACCACCTATATAATGTTGATGCAATACTCAACGCAATTAATAAAGTCCTAATAGTAGAAGGAGAAATAGATGCAATCAGTGCAACACTTATTGGTCATCCTGCTGTCGCTGTTGCAGGAGTTAACGCTTGGAAGCCTCACTTTGCTCGTTGCTTTGATGGGATAGGTACGGTAATAATCTGTACTGACAATGATGCCAAAGAAGATGGGTCAAATCCTGGGCAGGAATTAGCTAGAAGATTACAAGATGCAATACCTCAAGCAGTGCGTGTGTCGCTACCGCCTGACAGTGATGTTAATAGTATAATTTGCAGACAAGGAGCACAAGCATTGACTGACTTAGTTAATGCAATTAACTAGAAAGGTGCTCTGTTGGCGACTGATAAATCTGACCAGTTAATCCTTGAGTTTGAAGAGGATGCTCAGAAAATATATGATGAGTTACTGGCTGTTCTTGTAAAGAAACAAATAGATTATGGTCCATTCAATATCTGGAATGCACCTGGCGGTGCAACTAATGGGTTAATGGTTCGTATGTCAGACAAGCTTGAGCGATTAAAGAATCTGATATATAAAAATATTAAACCTAACAACGAATCATTAGAAGATTCGTTCGTTGATATTGCAAACTACGCAATCATTGCATTGATGGTGCAGCGTGGGGTATGGGCTAAGCATGCCAAGAAATCGGAATAAGACTTACGAAGAGCAACGGATCTCAAGGATCCGCTCTTACGGAATAAGTGTTGATGATTATAATCGTATGCTTGAAGAACAAAACGGCGGGTGTTATATCTGTGGAAAATCATATACGCATCGTGCTCTTGATATTGATCATGACCATACTACTGGCAAGGTACGAGGTCTCTTGTGCTCGGCTCACAATAGAGTATTAGGTCTACTCAACGACGATCCAGAGTTGCTGCTACTAGCCCATGCATATTTAATTAAAGACCATGACTGAGTTAAGCCGTGATCATCCTATATGGGATGAAGTTAATGAGATTAATATATCAATAGCTTGGGGTTTGTCCAAGCGTTACCATAGATTTGTAGAACTTGCAGACATAAGACAAGCAATGAATGAGTACGCATGGAAACGTAGAGATAAAGTTGCACAGTATTTAATTCGTGAAGACCCTATTGAAATCAAGCAGGGATACAAAGCATTCAGTACGTTCATGCGTAGGGCTGGCGAGCGATACGCTCGCAAAGAGAAGGCTCGCACTCTTGGTTATGAACTAGGTGATGAATACTTCTATCGTCTAGATTTAATTGAGAATCTAATTAAGGTTGCTGGTACTGACGAATCATACTTGGCTAACCAAGTCTTCGATCCAGATGTACATGGGGTCAAGGCGAAGAAGCCAGCTAATGAAGGCAACAATCTGGCAGCAATGATTGCTGATGTGGATAGAGCAATGAAGAAACTAGATCCCAGAATGCAAGGCATACTGACATCTAGATTTGTGAACGACATGCCACTTGCGGACATAGCTGAGGCTTGGGATATCTCACCTCAACGTGTAGAACAATTGGTTGCAAAAGGAATAAAAGAAATAGCAGACAAACTCGGAGGGGTAACACCATACTAATGAAAAAGAAACCATTTTGGAAAACAACTAATCCAAAGAAGACATCAACACCACTAACACCTGAACAAAAATCTGAGGCACGTGCTCGTGCTAAGGCAGCAGGTAGACCGTATCCAAACCTAGTAGACAACGCAGCAGCAGCGAGGAAAAAGAAAAAGAAATAATGCCAACCTATGATTTCAAATGCAACGACTGTGATTCAGTTGTTGAACTAATCATTACTGATAATCCATTTCCTAAGTGTGAGAAATGTGATGCCACATTGACTAAAGTATTTACACCACCAGCCATTCACTTTAAAGGTGGAGGATGGGGCGGTGACCATGTCAAAAGTTAAATCAGTTAAAGATAGGATCATGGTTACTTGGTGTGACAATGGAACTACTGATGGAAAGTTTACTCAAGGACTTGTGTATACAATTCTAACTAGTGGTGTACCTATTGTCTCAGCTCAGCGTGTGCAAGGTAATCAGATAGGTAGACAAAGAGAGACTGCATTTAATACTTGGCATAAGAAGACAGACATTGAATGGATCTTGTGGGTAGATTCAGATATCGTTCTTACGAACGAGGCTGTGCAAAAGTTGTGGGCTTTGGCTGATGCCAAAGATAAACCAGTTGTTACTGGCACATACTTCATATCTAAACAGAACGAGCAGGCACTCATGGAACCATACCCTGCGCTGTTTATAGCCCACCCTACAGATAAATACATGATGTCTTATGTTCACCCGATAGAAGAGAACGCTGTGATGAAGGTTGATTACGCTGGCTTTGGATTCCTTCTCATGCACAGGTCAGCAGCTGATACGATACGTAAGTTTCATGGTGACAAACCATTGTTCATGGAAACTTCTACTGGTAAAGAAGGTTTAAGTGGCAGGGATGAGTTCATTGGTGAAGACATTCAGTTCTTTATGGCAATGAAGGAGGCTGGTGTTCCACTCTATGCTCATACTGGAGCAACAGTTCAACACATGAAACGATTTGCATTTGATATAGAGTTTTATAAATTATATTGGGTTACGCACATGGTCGCAGGCGAGAAAGAAAAAAAGGCGGAGGCATAACGCCCCCGCCTTTAGTTTATTTCTTGGATACAGTAGAGAAGAACTCTCTACTCTTTGCATCTAGATTCTTTAAGGTCTGATACATCTCCGTCTTACCTCGTTCGTAACCATAATGGTTACCAACCCAGTATGCAGTTAAACCTGCAAGGATTTGCATCAGTAATGTGAATCCATTGTAAAACATTATTGTGCTCCTATTCTTTTGAGTAGGTCGTCTGGATTTTCCAGACGAACTATTGCTCCCTTACCACCTGTGTCAGGTGATGAAAGATTAGGGAAGAACTTCTCCGCTTGTAAGCGGGTGTTGAACTCACCCCATGCTTGTACTGGAACCCAGTCTGCCAACTTTGCTACGACAATAAACGATTCTCTCTTGGTCCTAGATTTATCTAGAGCCTCAATGATTTCAATCGCTAGTGCCGTAGCATCTTCGGAGTTATCTGCGTCTGGATCTAGTAGCTTCGCTACTAGTTTTATTTCAGTTGGGCGTGGCTTACTCAAGAGTAAACCTTTATGCATTGCACAACCTGTTGATGTTGCAGTAGTTCTTCTTGTGCTTTGTCTTCTGTCTTCGCTTCTATTACTGCATTGCAGTATGGACAGAAGATTGCATTCCATACTTCATGTATCATGATTACTCCTCCACTACCTTGTGTTCATTAACGATGATGTCACACTCATCAGGTGTGGCTTCGGAGAAGTAGTAGAGGTGAGCACCAGCGATGAACAAGACTTCTTGTTCGGTGTCACCACTACCCATGGTGTCGTGATACGGACAGTACCACGACCACCCAGCCAACTGTTTAACCTGCAAACTAGGTGGTCTAGTCTGCAGGATATCTTTACTTATTAACTTACCCATTTGTATTCTCCTCTGGAGACATAACAACAATGTCAACCATTGCTTCCTCTGCCTCCTTGTGTATGTCTGACTCTATAAGTTCGGGCTCATCTTTTTCTCCTGCATAAATATGCAGGTAATCAAGAGCCTTGATTATGTAGTTAGCCATGCGAATAGATATCTTTGGTGGTACGAAAGGAGTTGGATTATCCAACTCCTCTGCATACTTTTGTAATGGATTATCCATTAGATTCCTTTCGTCAGTAGTTCAAGAGCTTTGCTCTTGATGCGGTCAGCAGAACCAGTAACGATACGCTCTGCTCGTACTGACTCAGCCTTGTGACTGTAGTGATCTGCATACTCCACGATAGATTGGAACACACCGAACCTAGTTCCGTATAGTTCCTCTTGTGTACCAGTATCACCACGATAGATTGCTTTAGCAGTAGACCTTGCTACCGTTGCTGAGTTGAACTGACGCTTCTGCCCTGCACTTAACAATGCATAAGGTGAGTTCTCAATGATGCTTGGGATCGACCACATCTTACTAAAGATATTGTCTACCTCTGCATCTGTTAACTTCTCGTTGATAAGTTTGTTACCGATAAGTTCGTAGAACTTAATACCCTCATAGGTAACAGGGATGATGCGTTTGATATCCTCAATGCGGAACTTAGCATTGGTTGTGTGCTTGAGTGTGTATGTTCCAGCCTTAGCAAAGATACCTGCTATCTGATTGGTACAACGCAAGCGTTGAATTGATGGTGATATTTGTAGTGCAGTTGAACCATCGTGTGATGTCCTTGCTACAAGGTAGCAGGAGTGAGGGTCGTTGGCTATCTTAACTTCGTTAGGTAGCTCGAGCACCATGTATACCTGCGCTCCACCCCTTACCTCACCAGCATATGCATATCTTGCATCGCCTGAATCAACCAGTGCATCTAGACCTGAGAACATCTCCTCATTCTGGAACACCTTGTATCTACCACCGACAGTACCTAGTACTGACTGTGTTGCATCCTTATTGGTACGGACTGTTGCGAATGTTGATGGCACTTCGAGGGTGTTGACACCATCATTCGTTACGGCTAACGCTTGTACGTCAGCCAGTTGTACATGCCAGTCGAGACCAGCCTGTTGTGCTGCATCCTTTGCAGATGTAGCGGTTACTGCCTCGCCAATAATGCGGTATGCACTACGGCGACGAGGGTTGGATATTACTGTACTCATTTGTTTCTCCTGTTCGTTTGGTTGTGGGATTAGTATCTCATACTCGGTTGTTGAAATCAACAACTGCATCTGAGAGTGTGTCGAAGTAGTGACCTTGAAGGGTCGAAATACCTTCGCTATTTACATACGCTTTCCATGTTACATATGGGTCAGCTTTGCGTATGGTCGGGACTTGCTCCTGCTTATTCAGTACCCAAAGGCACAGGACAACATGAGCATCATCGTTTAGTGCTGGCTTATGGTCGATGATAACTGCCCCATTGGGGCAGATACCACCTCTTGTTACGGATGACCTCATATTCTGGTCACACTTTGTACGCTTACTCGATCAATGAACACATCACTCTGTTCTACATCATCATTCTGTAATGAGAATGGTGCATCATCGGTGAACCATAGGTTCTTTACTTCTTCCTTTGCATCATCCTCACTCTCAGCCTTGATCGTGAATGTGGCATCCACATACAGGCTTACCTTCACTTCGTACGTATGTTCGAAGGTGAGAGGTGTTCCGAATGTGTCTGTGATTACCTCATTTATATACTCGAGTGGGATATCATCAGTAAGTTCACAATTATTAGCGGCAATGTAGTCGTTAATACGTGTGACTAGGTCACGCACTTTAGTGCGTTGTGTATACAACGTCTCGGTGAGTGTGCCTATCTTGGTATTCAATGAAGCAATCTCTGATTGCGATTCATTGGCTGGTGTTCTGTCTATCATGGTCATACTCTTGCACCTACCTTTCGTAGTCGTTCATCTATAGTCATGGCTGTTGTGTCATAACTGTTTGCACCTTCTCCATCTGCGCCTTCCAACCACAGAATTACATTCTTATGCCTGATGGTCGAGCCATCACCGTACAAGCTCATGAGTAAGGCACCTGCTGCGTAGTCGTACACCTCAGCAATTACCTCACCACTTGGATCACATACTTTTACCTTCATTTGTTTGCTCCTTCCGTTGGCATTGGGCGCACAGTTGCACCCCATGTTTGCTTGTTCCTTGCTTGTGCTCGTAGGTCAAATGCTTTTTGCATCAACCCACGACCCATTGCTTCGGCTTGGTCAGCCAATGCAAACAGTTCTGCTGGTGTCATATCTTCATTCATTTGTTTCTCCTTTCGGTTGGTGTTGCTGCCACTATCTAAACAGATCTTTGATCTGTTATCAATGAAAGACTGGTGCGCCCTACATAACTAGGGTGACCCCATGTCTCGAGCATGTTATCGCTTGTCTTGTGGTCATTAAGTAATGCATCAGCCAGACTACATACTTCCTCTGGAAAATCTATCCAGTTTTGTGCGTCGTATGTTAACTCCTCACCTTTAGGTGTGAGTATTCGTGCATCTATGTCTACGACTTGGGCTGTGCCATCATCGTATTCTTCTAACTCACCCCATAAGTGGATGCCCCACTCTTGGTTAGCAACTGTTATCCAGTTGTATTGTGTTATGTCAGTCATTGTTTATCTCCTTTACCAGTTGGTTATCCTTGAGATACTCAAGGGTAAGTTCGTCGATAGTTTCATAGTCCAATCCGTAGTAATGCTGACCCATATCTACGAACCAATTGTCCTTGACAATTTTGTCGAAGGCTTCTTCACGAGTGGACAGTAGGGTTAAGTCGTGAAGTTCTGGTCGCTTGTATATATCTTCAAGCGATTGCCATATGGCAAGGTCTTGCATGCCTAGGCGGTGCGTTGCTTCTCGATACTGATCAAGTAAGAAACTTACTTGTTCGATACGGAATGATGCGTTCATTTGTTACCTCATTTCTTTGTTGAACTGAATCGGATATCGGCTTTGCCGAATACACATAGCCCGCAACTAACACAGGCTGACCCGCTCTTGGATATGAGTGGGATTTGCTTAGTCAATGCTGGACATTTAGCACCAACTGAGCCAGTTATGCGAAGCATTTCATCCTCCGCATTTGCGAATGTGTCTGACAGCCACGCTAGTTTGGTGTCTGTCTCTCGCCGAACTTGTTCGGCAATGTGTTTGTTCTCTTGGTCTGCGCTGTAATACAGCGACAGATTGTCAAGCCCTGATAGTGAGTAGGCTGCGGATCGCACTCGTGTGTAGCACCAGAACTGTATCTCTGGGTGCATCATGATTACTTTCTGCCATGCATACTCGTAAGTTGTGTTGAAGAAGTCGCCGTCCCAATGGATGCGGAATAACTTCGGGGCATTCCGTCTCTCACAATCCTTGATGAAATCAATCATCATGTCATCAAGTAGGTCAACCATTTGGTTGACATCAGCGTCCTTTAATAATTGCCAGTTGTGAACGAGAACTTCTCTCACTCCCTTATATACACGCTCGAGCTTGCCTGCATAACACACCTTCTCGCAGATACTTGTGGCATCAGGACATGAGAAGGCTTTGCCTGCTGGCAAGCCGAAGGTGTTGCGAATTGCTGAAGCCTTGCCACTTGGCGAGACTAGGTTGGTGACTTTGCGGTCATGACTTCTAAGTAACGACAGCATCTTGCTCCTTTCTGTTGGTTAATTGTTGCCCTATATTTAAAGCACATCTTTGATGTGCTATTTATTGCGGATAGCCCACGCTAAATCATCTGCGTATCGTCGGCTATCAGCCCATGCATTCTCTCCGTAAAAGTATTTGGTTCTAACATTAGAACCACCTACCTTGAAGAAGAAGTCGTCGATATCAGCAGTGAATACTTGGACATACTCATTGCCGTTCTCGTGTGGGATCCATTGCTTAACCTCACCCACCTTTGGCTTTGTTAGTCGTGATTTATACATTGCTTATCTCCTCTCCTTCTACATAGCCTTCGGCTAGTAGTCCTTCAAAGAAATCCCATATCTTTATGAGACCTTCTCGTATCTCCGTGTCATTAGGCGGGAGATAGAACTCTGCCCCATTCAGGGCAGAGCCGAACTTCTGTATGTCCTCATACTTGTATCCCATCATGCCTTTACCTCCTCGTTAATGGCGTAGCCATTTGCTACGCACTTGTGTTGTCCAGTATCGTCGTCGTATTCATCCCAGTATTCTTCGCCGTGTTGCCATTGGGTATCACATGAGTAGCACTTCTGAGCGAACTCATTGACTACCTTGCTAACTCCGTTAATGAACTCCACTTCACCACCCCAACCTGTCTCCTCCTCAAACTCAAGGTCAAACTGGACATCAGGGTATTGTGTTGACAGGGTAATGAATGCCTCTTCAGCAACACCCCAAGGGGTGTTGAACCTATACTGAAGTGATGTCTCGCTCTCCTCCACGAGCTCGGAATCGCTGGCGTCCCACTTGACACCCCAATTGGCAATGTTCCAGTTATACCAATTGAGTGGGGTGTCTCCGTATGCCTTGCCTTCTGACCAGCCTTTGGCTGTGTGGTATTCGTCCATGTTGTCGGGGCGAATGATGTTCCAAAAAGATAAATCTTTTTGAACTGTTTGTGTTGTCCATGTATCAGACTTAAGGTCTTGATACTTGTCCTCATAAGGAGCAGATAACTGCGCCTTAATCTTGGCTATTACTTGAGGCTCTGCCTCAATTAGTAGTGTGTTGTAGCACCAGTTAGGCATCTTGGTATTCCCCTTTCGCTAGTCCATACTTTACGAATGTATCAAAGGCAACTCCGTCAACAGTTTTCTTGACGAAGTCAATCTCTACGCATGGATCCCACGAGTCTGTCATCTCTGTGGTTGCGTAGATACCGAAGCCAGTCTCTGACTTCCATTGTTCTCCAATTAAATTGGAGATGACGATACGAGTGGCATAAGAAGCATCATCCCAGCGTGGCTCTGCCACAGACAAAGCGCAAGCCAAGTCAACTTCCCATGTATCTGCGCCCCAATGTGAGTAGAGCACCACCTTTGGTGATGCTGGTTCTCCGACTGCTGTTTCATCTTGAATAAAGATGAAGTTTATTCTTGCTCCCATATTTATTCCTCCTCGTCTTCATTACTGCCGAACATCTTTTGCCAGCAGGTATTACATGTGCCAGAGATAAGTAATTCCCTATCTCCGATAGGTAAATCAGGGAAGATATCTTGCATGAACATGCGCTCAGAGCGAGGCTTGTCCAATTCATCTGCTTGCCATTGCTCGCACTCTATGTATGAGAATGTGCCACATAAGCGACAATCAACGGATAGATATGTGGTGATTTTTTGCGTTGCCATGTTTGCTCCTTTCAGAAGCGACAAAAGAGGGGATAGCGATTTGCTACCCCCCCTAATAAGCAGACTAAAGTCTGCTATCTTTGACGAGCGAGCCACTCCCGAACTGCCCGCCTTGCGACAAGCATTCCGATAGTGAAGCCACTCAAGAAGAGGGCTATTGCTAAAGCAATAAGGTCGGTATAAAGCAGAGGTAATGTGGTCATGCGACCACCTCTAACTTTGCCCAGCCACCTGAGTTTTCATTCAGTTTGGCTATTGCTTTTTCTACCTCTGGTAGAATGAGGTCTTGCGCCATTTGAGTTAAGAAGGAGACTCTGTCTCCTTCAGGTAGGGCAAGGAGTTTCTTTACTGTTGAGTTGCTTTCGTCAACTACAGTTTGTAGTTGAAGCGTGTATGGGTGTGTGATGGTAGTCATTAGGCGACACTTCCTTTCAGGGTTAGGTAAGCCTTTGGCTCAACCTTCGCAATCTCGCTGGCTACAAGCGTGAAGTTTGGATATGCCTTGAAGGCTGATAGAATTGCCTCAATCTTCTTTGAAGATTTGGCGGTGTTGGTGGTGATACGCACCTTTGCGAAGATGCGCTTGCTATCTGCTTGGCTGACATGAACAACGCCGTTCTTAACGACGCCGACTAGTGTCTTACTTTCAACTGTTCTCATGGTGTTCCTTTCGTCAACTGCCAAACCGATTTGATTTGACCCCCTTATCTAAGCAAATCTTTGATTTGCTATCAATGAAAGACGCACACGATCACACGAGCTCGCACATGCGAGCAGCCACCTGCTCATACGCATATGAACTATTACTTGCTCATGCGTGAATCTCGCATGCGCCCGCACATACATACACACATATACATACATACACACAGGCGCACACATACATACACATACACACACAGCAGGTAGACACTCCGTTCATTTACGCTGGGTATTTGACATTGGGCTGGAGGTATGAGATAATTCTCGGTGTCAGTTGAGGTGGTCTCAACGACGCTGAAAGGAACAGCAAGATGAGTAATATCTACATGAACGCAGACCTGTTCGCCGACCTAACCGCAGAGATTGCGCTGGTCAAGAAGTCTTACAACATTCCCACGCTGGAGCATGTGCCTGAGTTTGAACTTAGTTCACTCGCAGAGGCTCACGCAGGCGACCTTGTTCGCAAGGGCAAGCATGTTGGTATCGTGTTTGATGTTCAATCATGCGGGGGTAATGAGGCTCTCGCAATCGTATTCAATAGTGGGCGTGTGGCTACACATACACGCAAGGCTCGCTAGATAGATAGTCAGGCGAAGCCCTGCGCTCAGTAGCATGAGCGTGGGGTTTTGTCAAGTCTGAGCGTGTTTTTCTGTGGGGCAGGGGGCGACCTTTGCCCCTTTTTTTGTGCGCTCGCCCTAGCCGACCCCCACCATGTTTAACACCACCCCCCACCC